CTTCAAGAATTGCGCCGAGGGTGTCAATGGCTGAAATGTTGTAATAATAGCAGAACATCCCGCCAAGCGCTAAACCCTGCGCCCAATCTTTGAAAAACTCGTACAAATCAACGAAACGCCCGCGCGCTCTTTGCTGTTCGATTTCGCCGCCCTTTTCGGTTTTGAATATCTGCCAGATATACAAACAAAGGTCATTATCTGCCTCGATTTCGTGGGGCTCGATGCCGTAGTATTCGGCATATTCTGCGATATAGTCGAAGTCTTCGCGGATATAATTCATCAGATTTATTTTTGCTGCCTTGCTGTTAGTTCTTAACATAACAAACACTCCTTAAAATTTTAAATTCTCGGCGGTTCTCGCCGCCTTTAAATCTTCCCAGCGTTCGCGGTTTTATTCTATTGACGAAGCCCGGAAAACTTAAAGCCGACGGGAAACCCCGGAAGATTCACCCGTCCGCCTGAATTTAAAACTCTTTAGGATTCAAGGTCGTGCTATATTCATCACGTCGTCAGCACAGGAAAACCAGCCTCATTAAGCGGTCAACTCTTTAAGCTCTGGCGGGAATATCGCGCCCTTCTTGAATAATACCGTGTGCCCACATTCACAGCCGCATTTACTCGCGGTCTGTTTTCTTTAGGCTCGGCAGCGGTTCAAGGTCTGCGCCCTTGCTCGCCCGTACGCATTGAGGACTAAAGCCGTCCCGGTTTAGCGTGCCTGCGTGTATAGCCTCATTCAGTTGTCAAGGTTCGCGGCGTTTGAGTAGGTCGCCAGCCTCGGCAGGATTTGCGCCCGCCGCCGCGTCGGTTTCTTGATTTGTTGTGGCTATTGTATCACGTATGTACATCAATGTCAACACTTTTTTCAAAAAAATTTTAAAAAATTTTTGAGAATATCAAAAAAGCCACTATTCAAGCCATTTTCAAGACTTCGCCGCGCTGCTTGAATTACCCAGAACATACCCAAAACGGCGCGAAAGTTCGGCGGAAGCTCGGCGCGGTCAGTTCGTCCCCGGTCGCCGTTCTGAGGCTCGAACGGTCAACCAAAACGCGAGGAAGACGCGAACGGATAAAACGGCTTTAATTTTCGCTGTGTTTGATTTTTTGTGTTAGGTATATAACGACATACCCCGAGCATAAAAACGCAATACAGGGCAATTCTCGGCGTTTTAGCGGTATATTTGAGGACGCGGACAGACTCGGCAGGATATAAAACGGGCTGAACGATTAAAAAATTTTGGTGTCCAATTAATGGGACTGTGAATTTTGTGTGAATGATTTTGACAAGTGTACGATAAATTGGACTGTGGTTGGGCAGAGTACAATAAACGGGACTGTGCTACTTCGGCAAAAATAGACCGCCGACGAGGTCAGCCCGGACAGAGCCGACGCGGTTTTTTATGTGAATATTCTTGACATTATACGGCAAAAAGTCGATAAAATCTCGGTTTTATTACCTTTCGGCGGCTCGTCGGTAAGTGTGGAAAATGGACAAAAACGAAGTTGAAAAAATCGCCAAGAATAGGGGGGATAATTAACATCTCGACGCGGTCAGTTAGTGCCAACTAACACGGGATGTGCCCCTCATCCAACTCCCCTAAAATAATCCCACTCTATCCCGTTTCCGAAAAAAATTTTAAATCCCCTAAAATAGGCAAACTGTAAAAATTCCGAAGTCAAACCGAGTTAAAGTAACATTACCTAAAATAGAAGGAAAAATCGAAAAATAAATTAAAAATTTTTCGGAAATATAGGTCGTAAATAAAAAAACTCCCTAAAATAGAGGAAGCTTGTTAAAAAGAAATATTTAAAACAAGGTTTTCGGATTGATATTCGCGCGAAAATGGCGATTTAAAAACTTTAAAAATAATCCAAAAACCATTAAAAACTGATTAAAAAACGAGATAAATTGAGAAAATGTTTTCCGAAAGTTAATGTCAACGATTTCACAATATATTATAATTTAACTATTAGATAATATATTATAAATAAGATAATATAATTATGATATATTGTCTTATAGTATATATTAGTAAATATATTTTTATATATTATATATACATAAGGAACTGCAAACTTTAAACAAAACACAAAATCTGAGCGGAGGAGCAACTTGCTGTTTCCGGGTATTTTTCTTTTTCTTAGAAAATACAATAAAACCCTTGACAAATTTAAAAAAGTATGTATAATAAGAAACGGTGAGAGGAGGAACGATGGCTAAATACATTACCATACCACAGAGCTTGATAGAGAACAGCAGCTTGGATGACAAGCGTATTATTGCTTTTGTTGCTATCCTTTATTCAAAATGGGATGGTTCGGATTATGAAGCTCTCGTTCATTTATCTTGTTACTATTCTGGTTTTCGCGGGCGGAACGGAATACTAAATCAATACAAATCTCTGGTTGAGTTTTATATTAAAAACGGTTATCTTGACCGGGGTATGTTTAACATCTCGCGCGAGAAGCCTTTTGCAAAAATTTCCCATTCTGAAATAAAACGGATTTTCAAACTTAGGGAGTCCTTGCAAAAAGAAGGCAAACGGATTAATCACGCGGTTATCTTTCTTGTGTTGGCTTATATTCGTTCTCATATGACCAATGACTACTATTCTGATTTTGTATCGCGGGCTGCGCAAAAGCTTAATATATCCTCTCGGTCGTTTACTCAAGCTCTCGGTTGGCTTGAACGGCTTGAGATTATTCACAGCGAGCAGTTACCAAGGTACAAAACCAAGGATGGTGCTTGGCACTCCAACGTCAGCGTTTTCGTTGATATGGAAGAAGACGGAAAGCTTGTTGATTGGAAAAGCAAGTGCGAACAGGCGGTCAAGTGTGTCAGGCGCGAAATCTTCAAGCGGAAAATATAGAGGAGAAAAATATGTAGATGTATAAAACCAAAAAGGGTTTGCCAAGTGGAGCGACTAATAACTCTGAATGGCAAACATATTTCAAAGTATTAAAAGCAGTAGTTAAACCAAGCGCGGAAAAGTATTTACCAAAGGCGTACTCGCCTCGCCAAACTTATTATCGAAATTATAATCAAGTTTATGATGGTGAAACTCAATGGTATCGCTATGTTCAATTTATTAATCAGATACTACGGAACATTCGTCGCGGCGAAGAAGACTATTGCTATTATACATATCAAATTTTAGAATTGCTAAGATTTGAACCTGAGAACTTATGTGCTGATTGGTTAGAAGACGATGAGTGCTTTAAAGTTTACCTCTTAAACAATACAGTAAAACAATGAATACTTTTAAAAGGCTTAGATTTCCTTTGTATCGCTTTAATACTTTAAAACGATAAAGTATATGCCTAACCTATAAAAACGCGAGAGAGGCTAATTCTGGGCAAAATAAAGGTATTTTGCGTTCATTTACAACGGTGAATAATCAAAAACGGTAAAACTGAATATAAAGAAGGTTGATGAATGACACAACAAAGTTGCTTAAAGTTCGTCTATAAGCTGCACACTAAACAGCTAAAGAAAAACGGATGGGATTTCGTTTTACCTTTGGAAGAAGCGATGGAGCATTACCCTGATACTATCGTATCATTGGGTGATAGTCAGCTTATGCGTTTTATCGCAGAACTTAATGGGCAGACAGATGTGGACGCGCAAATACGAGCAATTCAGCGAAAGATTAAAAGAGAGAAAAAGAAACCAAAGAGCAGAGAAACAACGATGCTGGTCAAAGCATTATATAAAACACTTTATAGGCTTCAATTCCAACCTGATTATCTTTGTGTGATTATGGATAGTAAACAAGATTATGACCGCGCGAATTTAGGTTTTAAGGTTAATGGGATTGAATATAAAAGATTCTTAGGCACAAACGGCGGTATTAAAAATTCGACTATTGTATATGTTAATGCGGAACTATATCCTGAATTGAAAAAACGGCTCGATAATGGTCGCAACAAAGATATTCCATTGGTTCCCGCAAAACTTGAGGCGTATCAAGCACTTATTTGTTCTGGTTCTACCCCTATTCCTAAACCAAAGGGAATAATTGTAGTTAAGGATTGTATAACACGTTTTAAAGAAAAGGTAATAATGATTAACGACGAGGGCGAAGGCGAACCAATCCTTTCTGTTGTTGACGACTATGAATTTGAACACGACGATTCAGATGGCTATGGTTTAATGCTTCCGTCATATTCGCGCCGGGTAAACGAGTTTTTATCTGGAGATGGTTTAACTACGATTTCGGGTATGAACACGCGGTATGCTTGGACAAAAGGAATGGTATATACATTTGATTTTGTTGAGTTTGCAGAAAAGGTCGCGGGCACATATGAGATTATCGACGTATGGGGTCATAAACGCGATGTGCGAGATGCTGAGATAATATTAACAGAATCAATGTTGAAACTCTGGGAATGTTATGATAGCTGGGAAGATTATTATGAGAATTGCGAACAAAATCATTATGAGTTTTCAACGCCAAAAACTACACCAGATAAGTTAGAGAATATTCGGCATACAAACTATCAATTTTTGCAAAGCTATGAGTTTTCTGATGATGAGCTTCAAGAGTTATGCCAACCAACCATAGATGAAATAAAAGGCGTACTCGGTATGGATTACCGCAAGGCACTTGTATTCCTTGCTGGATTTGGTTTAACAGAAGAAACGGCTTTTGGTGATAATTTTGATTATTGTACCAAAGCATTAATGGTAGACAAACGTATGATAAATGACCCTTATATTCGGCGCAAGATATGGAATATGATAGCTAAACGTATTGAGGCGGCGAAACGAGGGGCAATTAAAGTTAATGCGAATTTCGCTATGATTTCAGGAGACCCATATGCTTTGTGTCAAAGTATGTTCGGATTAGAAATCACGGGGTTATTAAAAGCTGGCGAAGTTTATCATAAATATTGGATTGATAAGGGCGCAACAGAAATATCTTGTTTTCGCGCGCCAATGACTTGTCATAACAATATTAGACGTATGATTTTAAATAATACTGACGAAGCACAACATTGGTATCAATATATTATTACTGCTTCGATTTTGAACTGTTGGGATTCAGCGTGCGATGCTATGAACGGCGCTGATAAAGACGGCGATACTAATATGGACACGGACAACCCTATTATTGTAAAAAATACTAAGAATAGCCCTACCATTGTTTGTGTGCAAAGAAAAGCAGAAAAGAAAATAGTATCTGAGGAAGATATTATAGAAGCCAACAAACTCGCTTTTAATGACGACATAGGTACAGTTACGAATTATGTTACTTCTATGATAGAGGTTCAATCTGGTTTTGAACCAACTTCAGAAGAATATAAGGTTTTAGATTATCGTATTATGTGTGGTCAGCTATTTCAACAAAACACGATTAATTATAGTCGCGCTGCATAGTGATATGCAGATGAAAACAAGGTGAACTAATAAATATTAGGTGTCAATCAAGCGTTAAGCGGTTACAGGAAATGGTAATTAATTGATTGGCTAACAGGGAAAATCTAAGTATATGAATAGTATTTATAAGCGATATGGAATATATGGTATAAAAAATAAAGTAAACAACAAAATATATGTTGGAAAAACAATGCAGAGTTTTGGAGATAGGTGGGATTGTCACAGAGCGCAGCTTAGAGGCGGCTACCACGATAACCCTCATCTTCAACATTCTTGGAATAAATACGGAGAAGAAAATTTTGAATTTATTATTTTGATTGATTGTAACAATAATGAGGATTTAGATATAGTTAATCAATTAGAGATTAATGAAATTCAAAAATACAAACAACTTGGCTTGTCTTATAATATTCACGAAGGTGGAGATGGCGGATTATTTTTAGGAAAACATTTATCGGAAGATACTAAAAGAAAAATTGGAGAAAAGAATCGCCATAATATGTTAGGCAAGAAAATGTCTAAAGAAACCAAAAATAAAATGTCACTTTCTCAAAAGAAGAGATATGATAATTGGACTGACCAAGACAGAATAGAGTGGGGCGAAATGCTATCACAATGTTTAACTGGTATAAAGAAGCCTTCTCTTTCTATTTCAATGAAAGATAACAAAAATGGTGCGAAATATTCTCTCGAACAAGTCAAAGAGATACGTCGATTACACGAACAAGAAAACTTAGGATATACTGAAATATCCAAAATTTTAAAGATACCAAGACATACTGTATATTTAATTGCTACATATCGTAGATGGAAAAATGCTTAATTTATATATGATAATCCTGTGCCGAGCCGCGATAGTGATATTGCGGAAGGTCAAACGACTAAAACATACCCTCTCAAGAGAGGATGAAGTTTGTACCGTAGCGGTGAAATTCCGTTATGGGAAGTGCCTTGCATCTCATTGAGATGAAGATATAGTCTATTCCCCTAATAAATATCGGGAAACCGAGGGTGTTAAAGTGATAGAGCGAAGGGAATTATAGCTAAACCAATGCCTGAGTATTGGCATAGCATACGCGATAATTATATTGAAGATGATGACGACGAAGAAGTCAGAAAGCAGAAAAAGTTTAATATGAGTATTGCCGCTGCGCGCAAACCATATTTTATGACTTATGTATATCCAAAACTAAGAGCACAAAATCGCAATTACATAAAAGACAATGAATTTGATTTAGTAAGAAAATTTGGAAGTAAAGAAGTAAGTGACATAGAGGAAATTTGCAAACAGCGAGATGACAACGAGGAGCTTGATACATTTCTGATGTATTATAAAACCAATATCCCCGTCGGTAATAATCCTTGTGTTGTAAATAGAATATGTTGGCTTTTTGAAAATACCTTTGACGGTTATTTATCAAAACGATATGAACAGCCTGAGTTTGATTACGAAATACTTAAAAACGGCGGCGATTATAGCCGGGCGGATTATTGCAAAGTATTAAATATATATAACGAGTATAAATCTTCCTTAGAAGCGTTTACGATTAAAGCCAAAACGGAAAAGGTTGACAAGGTTGATATTTGGATTAAACGCCAATTATTATTATACAGATTTAAAAGGGAATGTGCGATTGCTTGCACAAATGAAAAGGAATTATGCGATATTGTTCTCGATATTTGTTATAAGTCTGACAAAACTAAGCAATTTGCTTGGGATATTTGTGGTGATACAATTTTAGATAATCTTTTACAAAAGAATAATATGAAAATACACTTTCCACAATACACAGACGAAGATGGCGATTTTGAATATTGCGGCGAGAATTTTAGAATGACAGAGAAAAAGGTGGATAGTGCATATGATAATTTTGAATGAAAAAGAATTTGCAGAAGAATGTTTGAGAAATAAATCACTTGGCGAATCTCCTTATGTTTCATTGACGATTTTGGCAAAATATTATTATAACTGTTTTGGATATAGAAAAAAGAAAATCACCGAGCTCTTAACGGATTTTGTTAGTAAATATTTTAGCGAGTATGATGTGAATCGCGCAGGATGGGAAGAAACTATTGATAGTATTGCCTCTAAAGCTGGTAAGCAGCCATTTTATGAAATAGATGGGGTATGGATTACAGCAGACGAATTAAAAACCATAGAGAATATAAACAATAAGGTTTTAGAGCGATTGGCATTTACAATGTTGTGTATCGCAAAGTTGCGGAATTTGAAAAATCCTGAAAACAACGGATGGGTTACTACAAGTGCAAAAGATTTGTTTATGCTGGCGAGAATATCGTGCAAGGCGATTGAACGCTTCCAAAAAATTGGAGCTCTTGGCTCTATGGGGTTATTAGAATTTCCAAAACAGAATGGAAATTTGAATAACCGAGTAACCTTTATAAATGACGATAGTGATAAGGTGTTATTCATTTCTGATTTTAGAGAATTAGGATATGAATATTTAAAATATAAGGGTGGCAATTTTATTCGTTGTAGAGATTGTGGGATATTAATTCGGAGTAATAAGAACGGCACAAAAAAATATTGTAAAGATTGTGCGGCTTATACAATAAAAAAGAATAAAGTGCTTATATGTACAGATTGTGGCAAAGAATTTGTTGTAGCTGGCAATGATAAAAGAACCCAAAGATGTTCAGATTGTTATGCTATACATAGAAGAAATAAGGTTAGAGAAAATGTGCAAAGATATAGGCAAAATAAGACAATGTAATCAGTTTAATTTTAAGATGGATTAAAAATTTTTCCTTGAAAACCTACTGTTTATGCCATTTTTAGAGGGTTCTATAAAAAACCTATTTTACTATAACGGAAGGGAAATAAAAATATCCCTTCGGCTCTGACTCTCTCTTTCTCTATATTCTTCGGAAAAGTGACTGGCGCGGCAATAGTCGCGTTGGTCACATCCCTTAGACTTGGCTGCGTAGTTCAGATGGTTAGAACGCCGCCCTGTCACGGCGGAGGTCGTGGGTTCAATTCCCACCGTAGTCGCCATATATATTCCCACATAGCTCAGTTGGTAGAGTCCCTGACTGTTAATCAGGTTGTCGGTGGTTCGAGCCCACCTGTGGGAGCCAAGCGTTTCGGCAACTCGTTATCTCGTTACGAGAGCTGATAAAACTTATGCGCCGGGTCATAACAAGTCTAAAACGAGACAGCGGTTATAACAAGTATTGGGTAAAACAAGGCGGAAGTATTTAACTTAGAGACACCAATATAAAATATACGTCGGCGTGGTCAAGAGGGTCAAGACACCGCCCTTTCAAGGCGGTAACGCGGGTTCAAATCCCGCCGCCGATACCACACATATATGCTTCCTTAGCTCAACTGGTAGAGCGCAAGGCTGAAGACCTTGGCTTGACGTGGTTCGACTCCACGAGGGAGCACCATTCATCTAAGAAACATAATACCTCGTTGCTGGGATTATGCGGAGATGCTGAAATGGTTTGCGGCGACCCTATTTGCAACTATGTCTGAAGGCACAAAACCGTATTGGGCTGTAAGGCATAAATTATATGCTGGTGTAGCTCAGTTGGTAGAGCAGCTGATTTGTAATCAGCAGGTCGGGGGTTCAAGTCCGTCCACCAGCTCCAGATACTTTGTATCAAAATTTCGTGGCAAGAAATTTGTCGTAGTCTACATAAGGGACTTAATATACTTATGAATTTTTAAAAATTTTAAAAAAATTAACCAACCTCATTTAAAACGGTAGTTTTGATGGGGTTATTGGTGCTGCAAAAAATATAGGAAAGAAGTTGGACATTATAAAACAAATTAGCGGCAAAATGGTAAAAGCCTTAGAGGATAACAAAATTATTACAAACACATCGAACGGATATGTTAATAGTAAAGGAAATTTAGTTGGATTCAAATTAACGAGGCATAAAAAATATATAGAAGATAAGTATTTTAATATCGCTAAGAATTTATAAATGAATTTATATAGAAAGAGGGTGAGCATCCAATGATTGAGATAAATAAACTTCCCGATGAAAATGAGGAACAATACATATGGCGATTGGGACAAGCAAAGGATTCGGGGGTACTGGACTTAGATTGGAATGAGTTGGCTGATATTATTAATAAGAATTGTCGCGTCGATGAAAGCGAATATCGCAACGAATCGGCATATAGGAAACCTTATCAATATACTCGAAGATTTTTTGAAGCAGGCGTGTTTAATAAGCTTGCAGAGGATGAGTATGTTAAAGAGTTAAGAGAAGCCAAGCAGGAAATTCAAAAGGAAAGGGCAAAGATTTCGGATGAGCGCGTTTCTTATCGTAGAGATTTGCGCGAACAAGGGCGCAGAGAGTCAATGTTTGAAATTGTCAAAAAAGCTATTGATGAATACAAACCTGCGAAATTTGATTATGTTCCATACAAAAATCAAAATAGCGGAGATAATGATTTAATAATTCATTTAACAGATATTCATTGTGGTGTTGACATTAATTCCCCATTTAATAAATTTAATACTGAAATACTTACTCAAAGATTAAAAAAATATATTGATGAAATTATTGATATACAAAATACTTATAATTCGGAAAACGCCTATCTAATTATTGGTGGAGATTTAATACAAGGACTTATTCATACCAATTCAAGGATAGAGGCTAAAGAAAATGTTGTTATGCAAATAATGACAGTTTCAGATTTAATCAGTAATTTTATTTATGAAATAAGCAAATACTTTAAATATATTGAAGTTCATACTACCGCAGGCAATCATTCTCGTTCAACAGCAAGTAAAGAAGATGCTGTTAGAGGCGAGAATTTTGATTTATTAATACCTTTCGCTTGTAAAAAAGAATTGCAAAATATTAAAAATGTTGTGTTTAAAGAGAATTATTTAGAATGTGATATTGCAACATTTGAGGTCAGGGGGCATATGGTCTATGCTACACACGGAGACAAAGACAATGCCAACAATGTTGTTTATCATATGACACAATTTGCAAGAAAGGCGAAGTTACCCCTTCCAGATATGTGCTACTTAGGGCATCGTCATACCAATGGTTTAACTACCGTTGACGATGTTAAAGTTATCGAATCAGGTTGTGTAGATGGAATGGATGGATATGCAATCGACAAACGCCTTGTTGGTTCTGCCGAGCAGACAGTAACCGTAGTTTCCGAAAAATATAGGATTAAGGCGTTATGTGATATACAAATAGATTGAAGAAAGAAGAGAAGTTTTTGAAACATAAAAATGATATTATTCGTAAAATAGCTTCACCAAATGAAATTACTCAAGCTCAATGTGAGGATATTATTGATGATTTTATTGACGAAATAAAAAAAGAATTAATTAACGGCGAAAAAATTAGTATAAAAGGTTTTGCCACTTTTGAAACAACAGATAATGCACCGCGAAAACGGCGAAATCCACAAACTGGCGAAATTGAAATGTTTAAAGCAAGTAAAAGGCTCAAATGTAGATTTAGCGAAGGTCTAAAGAAAGCCGTTAATGGAAAGGGCGATTAATTTGGACATTATGACATTTAGAAATAGTCAGGAACTTGCTGAATATATGTATTTAAAAGCAAAATCCGACGTTTATATTGTTGCTGTGTTATTTTATGATGAGGCGATGGGTTTACTCAGAGAGCTTTTTAAATACCAAGATGTTTCGTTTGATTCTATAAATATTGAACCAGAACAGTATGGCGGATATAGCAAAGAATATTATGTTTCTATTGCTGGCGATATGATAGGATGTGTCGAACCAGCATTTAAAAATGATACATATTTATCGGCAGAATCTGATATTACATTGTTGCATAACACAGTTAGTTCACGCATAATAGGCAAATGTAATTATTCTCGTTGCAGAGAAATTTATATTGGTGAAACTGATATAAATAAGAACTATTATAATGTTTATACAAATGAGTGGAAAACTCCACAAAATGACGAAACTTTTAATTATATTGTTGAAAACGCTGTTATTGAAAAAGATAATTTAGGTAGACCGATTGGTATTAAATTACCTAAGATATAATAATTATACCCTCTCTGAAAAGAGAGGGTTTTATATATTGCGGGATAGAGCAGATGGTCAGCTCGCCGTCCTCATAAGTCGGAAGTCACGGGTTCGAGTCCCGTTCCCGCGACCACAGTAAGCCGCCTGTTGCAGCAGGCACTTTATTTATCTCGTTTATCATTTATTAGATAAAAGGAGAAATGAAGCCGCTCATTTATTTTGGGCGGCTTTTGATTTAGTTGAAAGTTAATAAATTAGTTGTAAGAAAGAAGGTGGCATTATTGCCCAAAGACAAAAAAGAAAAAGTGGTGCAAAAGTGCTGCCGCTGTAAGAAAAGCTATGTAATGGCTAATTATTATAAAACATATAGCGCATTGTATAACGATAATGGGTATTTGCCTTTATGTAAGCGATGTTTGGGCGAGCTTTTTGAATCTTATATTGAGAAATATGGAGATATTAAAAAAGCTTTAAAACGTATATGTATGGCTTATGATTTATATTACAGCGATACGCTTTTCGATACAATTTTAGAAAAATATAGCTCGAACCCCGGAAAGTTTCTGGGTAGTTATATTAAAAATCTTAATTTGAATCAATATCGTGATAAAACTTTTGACGATGTGTTGCAAGATGAAAAAAGAGTTTTCTTTTTTGACGAAAGTGTTACTACAAGAGTTGTAGAAATCATTAAAGAAGTTCCCTCTGATAAAACAGACAATCAAGTTTCTCCTATTGATTTAATTAATAATGAAAAGGTAAACGAATCACCTCAAGAAGAGAAGAAGCCAAGTGCTCAAGACATAAATAGATGGGGTGACGGTTTGGAATATGCGGATTATGCAACTCTTAATACTCATTATAAACTATTGAAAAATGCAAATCCAAATGTTGATAGTAACCAAGAAGTGTTTATCATAGACCTTTGTTATACAAATATGTTAAAGCTTAAAGCTTTAAGAGAAGGTCGTATTGATGATTATAATAAGATGTCTGAATCATATAGAAAATCATTTAAACAAGCGGGCTTAAAAACAGTAAAGGACACGTCTGCAAATGAAGATAGTACGCTCGGAATAACTATTGCCGATATGGAACAATTCACGCCCGCAGAATATTACAGAAACAAAAAATTATACAAAGATTTCGATGGTATCGGCAAATATTTCGTCGATACTGTTTTGCGTCCTTTAAGAAATTTAATGCACGGTACAAAAGATAAAGACCCCGTGTATTACGTTAAAGATGAGGAAAAAGATTATGGCGACTAAGATAGCAGAAGATTATAGTTGCATACAGTATGCAGACCCTCATCAACAAAAATTATATACAAAATTTGATTCAGAAAGTCTTTTAGGTACGCCCGAAGGTGTTGACCATTTTATTCAATGGACTACGTTTTTTAGGCGTAATTTACATAGATTCGCTATTGATTATTTGGAAATTAGGTTACACATTTATCAAGTGTTAATTTTATATTTGATGGGTGTTTGCAGATTTATTGTAATCATAGCGAGCCGCGCTGCGGCAAAATCGTGGACAATCGCTCTATTTGCGGTTTGTCAAGCAATATTATATCCAAATTCAGAGATAGTTTTGGCGAGCGCCACGAAAGGTCAGGCTAAACTATTGGTATCTGAAAAAATCGAAAAACATTTGATGCCACGTTCAAAAATGCTACAAAAAGAAATTAAAAAGATAAAAAGTAGTCAAAGTGAAACCGTTGTATTTTTCAGGAATAATAGTACCATAACTGTTGTTCCTGCAAGTGAAAATGGGCGTGGTTATCGTTCGACCGTACTCGTTCGTGAGGAGTTTAGATTAATTAAGAAATCCATAGATGATAGTGTATTATCGCCTTTCCAAGTTATTCGTAATGCTCCTTATTTATTGCTTGAATATTATGAGCACATTCCTGAATTACAAGAATCCAACAAGGATATTTATATCAGTTCAAGTTGGTTGGATAACGGACAATGGATGTGGAACATTGTTGACCAAGCATATGACGAAATGATGGATGGCGAATTATTCTGTTTGTTAGCTTTTGACGAATCGGTTGCTTTAAGGCACAATATTAAATCGTTAGAATATTTCCAAACAGAAAAGAAAAAACAAGACTCTTTAACTTGGCGAATTGAATTTATGAATGAGCGCGTTAAAGAAAATACAGAGGCGTACTTCCCATATTCAATTTTGCAAAAGAACCAAAGGGCAAAAATGCCGTTTTATCCTCGTAGGTTAGAGGATGTAAAAGGCGGTAAAAGAAACCCCTATGCTATAAATAAGCAGAGGGGTGAAGTAAGACTTGTATGTTGCGATATGGCGTTTATTACAAACAAGAAAAACGATAACTCGATTTTCTCTTGTATGCGATTATTGCCAGAATGTACTACATATACAAATCAAGGCTCAAAAGAAATTACCGTTGATAATGGTTATCGGCGTATAGTTTGCTATATGGAGGCTATACAAGGTGGCGATACGGTTCATCAGGCGGTTAGAATTAGACAGTTATTTGAAGATTTTGAAGCAGATTATATTGTACTTGATATGAGAAATGCGGGTATTTCCGTGTATGACGACCTTGCAAGAGTAATGTATGATGAGGAAAGAGGAATTGAATACTCTCCACTTTCTTGTATGAACGATGAGTCGATTGCAAAGCGTGTGCGAGCCGAGGGTGCAAATCCTTGTATTTATTGCATCAACGCATATCAAAAACTTAATAGTAATATTGCGATAGATTTTAAGCGCGTTCTTGAGAATGAACGAATTGATTTAATGATTAGTTTTGAACAAGCGAGCGAAGAAATCTTACCCGGTATTAAAGAGTATATGGTAGCTTCGGATGCCGATGTGCAACTTTTTTATGAATCGCCGTTCCTCGAAACACAAGCGTTTATTAGCGAAACAACTGAGTTGATTTATGAAAAGAAACAACAGACTGGTGATATTGTTGTTAAAGAACAAGGCAAAAATCGCAAAGACCGATATACAAGTTGTAGTTATGGTTCATATTTCGCAACTCAATTAGAGCACGATTTAATGACCAAAAACGAAGAATATGAATATGCTATATTTATCAATTAAGAAAGGAGGATAACTATGGCGAACAATAAGAAAAACTATTACAAAAATCGCAACTATCCTTCTAAGAAAATGGTTGAAAATAATAGTTCGGTTTCTAATTCAAAAAATAACACAATACACGAATTTAATACATATAGAAGCAGACAAACTTATTCGAGTTTTGGATTCAATGTTTTAGATTTGTATTCCCAAGACCAATGGATGTCATTGGTGAGAGACCCTATGAATAATAACAAACTTCTTAGGGAAATTTCATTAAGGCTATATGGTACAAATGGCGTGTTAAGAAATACAGTTGATTATCTTGTTGCTATGCCAACATTAGATAAGGCAATAGTTTCACACGGCAATAGTCCACAAAAAAAGCGCAAAAATGAACAGCTTATGGAAACCACACTTCGTCAAATAAAGCACAAAGAAATTGTTAGAGATATTCTTTGGAAAGGCTTTGTTGAAGGTGTGGCTTTTTATTATTTTGAGACTTCAAAACGACCTATTGATAATAAAAAATATATGAGCGATTATGAGGTTGATAGCGTTGTTGAGGTTAATGAAAGCCAAGGGGATATTATTGAGCTTAATGTTTTAAATGAAAATGTTAGTCTAATAGCTTTGCCCGCTGATTATACTGAGATTGTGCAAATTAAAAACTCATCATATGTTTTGGCTTTTAATCTTGATTATTTCTTAAATTTTAGTGGCGAGGATGTGGAAAATAAACTTAGGAAATACCCAAAAGAAATCCGAGATGCTTACCACGAAAGATTTAATGGAAAAGATGGATTTGAAACAAATAATTGGGTTAAATTAGATAATTCAAAAACCATTACATATAAGATTGGGAGCAAGCGCGATGAGAAATATGGCAGACCGTTAGTATTAGCGGCTATTAATGATATTTTATATAGTGATTATTTTACTCAAACAAAAAGAAACACCCTTGATGAATTAAATAATCGTATTATATATCAAACTTTCCCGGAAGGAAAAGAAAAAGGTACGTCCGCCCTTACAAAACAACAACAAGATGCCCAACATAACGCGGTTAAGGGTGCAATTATGACAAAGAATAATCGCGGCGGAGTATCGGTATTTTCTATTGCCGCAGGAACAAAAATTCAGGCTTTAGATATTGCGAAAACTGATATTTTTGACGATAAATATGAGTCAAACCTTAATAACAGAATCGCCCTTGATTTAGGTATTGCGGCTTCATTGTTAAATGGCGTGGGTAGTGGTAGCTATTCAGCACAAGAGTTGAACCTTGAATTAATTACAGCACAATTATTCCAATATATTGAGCAGATTGAAAGCGAACTAAATAAATGTATTTCTGAAAATATCATTAAAGACCCTATAAATTGGGTTGATTGTAGATATTTACATATAACCAATGTCAATAAAAAAGAGATGGTTCAAAATGCCAAGGAGTTATATACTCAAGGTCGAGGTAGTTTAATTCTTTGGGCAAGTGCGGCTGGATTTGATGCTGATGTTTTCTTTGCTTTATTAGACAAAGAAAAAGAAATGGATATAGAAAATAAATATCCAGTTCATATGACCAGCTATGTTTTATCAAAAAACGACCAAGCAACAAGTGGTCGTCCTAAGACCGATAATCCATCAGAAAAAACCATAGCTTCAAGAAATAATAATGGAAATGCCCTACCATCTCCAAGCGACAGAAAATAATACAACAATGAGAGAGCTCTTTAACAAGAGTTCTCTTTTTATATATATAAACACACAAAGATGAAAGGCGGTGAACAAACGTATGAAAACATTTGAAATTTCAAGTAAAAAAGACAAAAACGGTAAAAGAAAATTCAAAGCAATTTTATACACCATATTTCCCGATGCTTGTGTGGATGAGGTTAATCAGGTAGGTACAGAGTATCAAGAAAACGGAATCACTTGGTTGCGTGAATATTGTGAAAAAGCGTTGCCGAGCATCGAAGGAATGAGCCTTCGTTGTGAGTTTATGGATGAAGCCCGAACAGAATTGCACGGACACGGTTTGACCGATATTATTGACGGCAAGCCAGTTTATGAAAATGCAGTTGTTGTTGGTACATTTACCAAAGGGTATATAAAAGATATTGAAACTGAAGACGGTATCAAAACGGTGTGTATTGGTGAGGGCACAATAGACTCTCAATGTTACCACAATTTTGTTACTAAGTTAGATGAAGACATACAAAAAGGAATATATCCAAACGGCAGTATCGAGATTATGAAAACAGATGATAATCCTACAATTATCTATAAATACGGCTATAAAGAATTTGGACGCATCCCTATGGAATTTATACATTCTGGTTACGTTTTTCTGGGAATTACCCCAGCCGACTCTGCTGCCAAACTGATTGAACTGAATGATAAACATAAGGAGGAACAAGACAAAATGGATGATGCAAAAATCAAAGCTGTTGTTGCCGAAACAGTTGCTGAAATCAACAGCAAAGAGGCTGAAATGGAAACATACAAGGCTGAGTGCGATGCTAAAGTTGCAGAAATGAACGAAGCTGTTACTGCTATGGAGGCTGAGAAAGCCGAAGCTGTTACTGCGGCTGAAACTGCTAAGACCGAGCTTGAGGGTGTTAAGACAGAGCTTAATGCCAAGAAAGAAGAAGTCGCTTCTCTTACAGAGGAAAATGCTACTCTTCGCGAAGAACTTGGTCAGTTAAAGTCTGCTCAACGTATTAGTGAAATGAATGAAAAAATTGCTAACTTCTCAGACGCTGAAAAGGCATATGCAAAGGCTGAAATTGAAGCTTTTAAAGCCGACCCTGAGAATGTTGAGATTAATTCTATTATCAGCAAAATTTATGAAGGTATTGGTAAATCCGCAAAAGCCGATGCCGCAAAGAAAGTTGCGGAACAGAATAGCCTAAATGATATTTTAGGTGATGTTGGTTATACACCTAAATTTGAAGATAATGGCGACATTACAAAGTTTTTTTAATAGAAAGGAATGATTTTAAATGGTAAAGATTGAAACTATTGGTATGTTGGACGTTGCCAAAATTAATCCCGTTCTTACTTCTGCAAATCCTGTAAAGAATGGTGATTTTATTGTTGTTGATGGCATTACATACTTAATTTCAAATACAATCACAGGCGACGACGCTTATGTTGACGGCGTTACAATTCCTGCGGGCGAATTTTTAAATGGCTATCAGGTAGATGCTTGGGCAGGTCAGAAACTCGTTATCGACGAGAAACACATCGCCTATGGCGACGGTCAGTCTTATGCTTCAATTACTGCTGGCACAACTCTTCTTGCTGTTGATACAACAAACAACAAGGTAAAAATTATTGCTGAAGCTCCTGCTTCTGGCGTTTATTTTAAAGTTACGGATAAGACACTTCTTACTGAAAAAGCTGTAAAGGCTAAAGTAATCGTTGCCGACAATACTGGTGATGCTCCTATCACAACTCTTGCTGGATTAACAGATGTTGATACAACAGGTGCTACTGAGGGTCAGGTTCTAAAACTTAACTCTTCTGGTAAGTGGGCTCCCGCAGCAGACGCTACTGAATAATAAAAACTACGGAAAGGAATGAAATAAATGAATACATTTGAACTTAATATGAAAAATACTACTAAGGATTCTGAGTATTTCAGCGGTTCATTCAATGAAAATTCTCCCATTGTTGAAATTTTCTCTGCTATGGTCGCTGGTGATTCTATCAGCAGATTCTGTTCAGATAAAGCCGAAGCCGATAAGGTAACTGCTTATATTGCAGGTTTAGGCGCAAGAGCTGCTGAGAATGATACATTGGCTATGGCTGAACTCAATACATTAAGACGTTTTACTATTCAGTCTCCTATTATGCAGGAAATGAAGCTATTGGGTGTATTCGGTAGCTATCAAAATGTTGGCTACGACGATACAATCGAGCGCGAAGTTACTGTTTACAGCGGCGAGCGTTCACGCATCCAAGCTCCTACTGGCGACGTAGTATTCCCTGCTAAAACTGTTACAAGATACCCTGTTGGTACTTTCACAGTATCTGGCGGTTTCGAGGTTGATTATCGCAGAGTTTCTAAGGGCGATATGACAAAAGAGAACGAAGCTCTTTCACAGGTTAAGATTGATATTCTTAATAACGCAAAGGCTGAAATCTTACTTCGTACATACAAACAAGTTAAGGACGCTACTGGCGTTAAATATCTGCTTGAGGCTAATGGCTTAACAAAGACTGCTGTTGATGCAATTCTTACAAAGATTCGTAGAAATGGTCGTCCTTCAGTAATCGGTGATTACGCTATCGTATCGCAGTTTATTCCTTGGATTACATACACAGGCGAACACAACCACTATAATGTATCACAGAAGGTTCTTGACGAGATTGCTCAGACAGGTCTTATCAAAGATTACAACGGCACATCTATCGTTGAGATGGCTAATCCTTACAACAAGTATAAGTTAAATGATGATGGTAGCAACTATGAGACTCTATTCCCTGCTGGTCTTGCTATCGTTACAACAAAGAACGGTGAGGATTCTCCTATCGCTACTTATACTCGTGGCGGCTTAACTTCATTCTCTGGCAACGATGTTAAGAGTGGTAAAGTTCTTACTCGCTTCGACATCGAGGTTGGTTGTGATGTTGCTAAGACTCGTGAGGATGAAGTTGGATTCATCTATGACAAGAGCATTGGTGGTCTTGATATTGCGTAATTGCAATATAAAATCTAAATAAAAACATTATTTTATTGATATATGGTGGGGTATGGTTTCCATACCTCACCTTTTCTATATACAGGAGAGATAACGATGAAAGTTGAAAATAACAATAATTATTACTGTTATTCTGTTAAACAATTTCATTATCTTTCGGCTTTTGGCGAGCGTTGTTGCGCTTCGAGAAACAATAATAAAAACGGCAAACGCTATTGGGTTTTCAAAAAATCCAAGCGTTTGGATGCAATTATTGATTCGTACAGACAAATGAAAAATAAATTTTAGTTGAAATCATAATAAATAGTTGAAATGAGGTATTGAATTATGGCAGATAATAAAGAAACAAATAAGCCTTTAAATCTTGATGAAAAGGTTGTAGTTAGAAATATTGCAAATTGGAATGTCGCATTTGCAAAAATTGATACACCCGGAGACCTCTTGGTTTCTCCAAATGGTCTTACAAGGCTTACAAGAAATGAGATTATTGCGCAAGTAAATAGCGGAAATAAACTTTTCACAGGTATTGATGGATATGGTAGCCACGCAACATTAATTATTGACGATGCACCAACCAGAGAGGAAGTCGGTTTTGATTCAACAGATGAAGACCGCAAGCAAGTTTGTTTTTCTGAGGCAAGAATTAAACAATTATTTGCTATTAAGAATATAGACAAATTTGAAGATGAGTTTACACAGGCGATTGTTACTCGTGCAGAAATGTATGCGGCAGTTCAGGCAATTAAAAAGCTAAGACTAAATGATTATAGCAAGATTTGTTTCGTCGAAGATTACACAGGATATAAACTAAGAAAAATTTAATAATCGACAAGGAGGTATTTATGGCTACTACACAAGCCCAAGAGGTTTATGATAGCTTTGAAGCCTCATTCCAAGATAAGAGTATCATTCCAGAAGCTTTGGAATTTGAATGGTTGCTCAAAGCGGTTGCACGGTTTTCGGTTGAATTAGACCCATTAACATTCGATGAAGAAAACTTAATATTTCCACAAAAACTTGATAGATATGCTATTGATACTTTGGCGGCGTTTATGAAACAAAGTTATCAAGAGCGCGAAGTTTCAAAGGTTAATAAGCGTATTTCAATCGTTGGAAAGGATTTAAGCATCGACGGCAATAATGGCTCGAAAACCGCCGCGAGAAATGAATTAGAATACGATGTTTCTAAATCATCTCAGATGATAGCTAATCAAAAGCCCACCGCTTATGTTTAAGGCGGTGATTTTATGGCAAAGGAATGGTATTTAATTAAGACACCTCACGCGCAAGTAAGCGGTTTTGAAGATGATGCTTTCAATGATTTCGCAGAAGAGGGGTTTGCAGAAATACTTAATTCTGAAGCTGCGGTTAATGTAGAAATTTGTAATTGTGATTTATCTGATTGCAAACCAATAAGGGCGATTGTTCAAAATACTGTTCAAGATACTAAATTAAAATCTTTGGTTAGAACATTATTTGTACCAATCGGGACTTGCAAAGCGGGAATGTACGTTAAGTATAAAGACCGCTATTGGCTTATAGTTGGTCTTGTTGATGATAATAAAATGTATGAAAAAGCCGTAATGTCATTGTGTAATTATAAACTCACTTGGGTTAATGACGAAGGAAAGATTATACAACGATGGGCTAATGTTATATCTGCATCTCAATATAATAACGGTGAAACCAGCATAAGATTTAATTTCTTTAATTACCGAAGCGACCAGTTGCTTATTGCTACTGCCAACGATGACGAAAGTATGATGATAAAAACTGGTATGCGATTTATTATTGATAGACGCTGCCAAGTTTATGAAAAAGAGTTGGCGAATAAAAAAGAATCTGACTTTAGTAAATCTTTAATAACATATAGAGTTACGAGAGCCGATTCTGTTTTATATGATTACATAGATAGTGGACATTTTGAGTTTATGGTTACTCAAGATGAACAGCAAGAAAAAGACGGCTACTATGTTATCGAAGATAATGGCTATTGGTTATGTGAACAGTCTAATATACCCGCAGAAAAAATTGAAACAAACATAAGGTCTAATATTGAGGCTGATGAATATACGGTGTATAACGGACTTGAACCCACCATATTTACTGCGAAGTTCTATGATTCATTCGGAAACGAAAAGAATGTAGAACCTAATTGGGAAATAGCTTGTGATTTTACGGAAAAATTGCATATTGAGTATGTAGATAATTCTATTTGTATTTCTATTGATGACAGAAAATTAATCAATAAATCATTTGAGCTATCTCTTAGTGGTGATGGTTACGAAAAGAAAACTATTACTATTATGATTAAAGCATTATTTTAGGTGGTGAGGTTGTATGAAACGTAAAATCAATACTGCCGAACGCGGCAAATTTAAACAAGAAATACATCTCGCTCTATACAAGAATCCAGAGATTAGAGAATTATTACTTGGTGATACAAATGGAATGAGCGCAATTCAAATGCGCGAAGAATTTAAAAAACACGTCAAATCACATTTATTTGTTGAAGATACTATGACAGACGCTGATTCGTATATCTTCTATGACGTGAAATTCCCGGTATTAAAACCACAAGTTAAACATTGTGCTGTTTTAATGTATGTTATATGTCAGAGAGATACTTTAGACAATTATACTAAAGAAGGGTATATCGGGAATCGCGCGGATATTTTAGCGCAAATGATTGAAGATACACTATTAGATGAAGAAACGGCAAGAAGTTTTGGTATTGGCGAATTATCACTTGATAGTGTTGACATATATGGCTCGGAACGGTTTTATGGTTGCATTTTGAATTTTTCTGTTCCTAATTTTAGGTGATAATATGCTATTTAGCTATGAAGACCTATTAAGCCCTGCGCCAATTAAATTGACTATTGGCACGATAAAAAAACATACCTTGCGACAAATTGCTAAAGATATAACATTTGAGGCATTTGGAATTTATAAATTGTTTTTGAAAATCAAACCAGAAGAATATTATACTAAGTTTAAAGATGAAAAAGGCAAATTAATATGGCAATCGTTTACAGCCGAACAAAAAGAAAATTTCACAATGTATGACGCTTTGCTATATGATGATGTTTTACAAAAACAATATATGGCTATTTTTAA